CCCTTATTCGAGATAAAGGTATACGAGACATTCCAGATGCTAATCCGTCATGGCATTGACGCTATGTCACGGCTGAACAAAATCGACCATATCATCAACACTGAAACCAAAGCGATTAGCCAGTGTGCTAGCCAGATGGCGAAATGGGGAGTCGGCGGACGTAAGCAGCTACTGCACGCAGCGCGGGAGCGGGCCGCCGATGAAGTTCAGTTGTACTTGCCCGGCATTGTTTAGCCCTTTTTAAGTGAACTGCTGCGGGTTTTGTCGTTCTCTCTGGATATAAGATCAGTTCATGGGAAAACTCGCAGCATGCTAGATTGCCTAGAGGTATTAATTATTGGTGATCTGGCGTGGACGATGAAAAATCAAGACAAAGAGAATTAGAACTGACGCTTCAAAGACGCTTAGAGAAGGTAACTCCGGACTTACTTTCTGAATTTTTATTCAAGCGAGGCATAGAGGTGTTCAGGTGCCTTTTGTGCGGAAGTGAGGATATTGGCATCCCTCAATGCAATGTGCATCAGTCAGGACCCGATGGTGCGTCGTCCCGATCTTTTGTCGATTACATTAAGTTAGATGCGGATGGTCCAAGGTTTTCTATCATGCACTACGAGTATCGGATCATGTGCCGAAACTGTGGATTTACGCATCATGTCGCTGTTTGGCCAGTATTAAAATGGATTGAGGGTGGTGATAAAGATGCCAAGTAGAGAAAGGGATCCGGATGTTTCATATTTGGCTGACTACCCAAGATTCAATAGTCGCGGGGGTGGTGGCGGAGGTGGTGACATGCATGACAGGCTTACCCGTATTGAGACGGTTGCTGAAAACCAGGAGAAGCTAATTAGCGATACAAGAGCTGATTTGCGTGGCATTCGGTCTGACATGAAGTCCATGGAAAACAGGATTGTTGACAAAATGGACGAAAATCAGAAGTGGCTAGTTGGCCTTTTGGTGTCGGCAATACTGGTGCCTTTGTTCATCGCGTTGGTTACTAAGTAGCGCTGCGGCGGGTTTTGTCGTATCCATCTGCCTCTGCTACGATTGCCGCATCATTTACTGATGGGGATAGGGATATGAGCCTTGATGGATTCTCTCGAGATAAAGTCGAATGGTTCAGGTCGTGGGTGCTAAAAAAGAACTTTTTAGAAGTGGTAGATCTTCATTTTCAACTATCTGAGGCTGTAAAAAAGCACTACCGACTGCGCGCAGATCAGAAACATTTGTCTATTGCAATTAGCGCTTGTGAATACATGATTTGCATTTCTGACATTGCCATGGATGCGTTGATAGCTAAGGCGCTTTATCAAATTTATGAATATGAGCAAGTGATAGGCGATTATCCATACCCTAAAACCTTTTACCGGCCTGGCAACCATGGTTACTATCAACTCGGCGTCTTGCTTCGGAAGTGTAAGAATAATAATCGTGAAGAACAATTAAACCGAAAGATGCATGAAGAAGGTTGGGGCGGAGGGGAAATTGAACTATCCAAACTGACAGGAAGTAGGTTTATTGGTTTCAAAATAGGGTAATCACATGAAAAAATTAGCTTTAGTGTTGATGTTAACAGTTTCTTTTGGCGCCGCTTCAGCCACTACAATTTCCATCCCGACCGATTCGAAAGCCAAATACACCATCATTGATAAAAGCTTAAATGGTTCCATGGCAACCATCACGACCATGAGAGAGGGGCCCTCAGGGATATCCTACTCACAGCGCCTGTATGACTGCACATCTTGGACGGTGAAGTATCTTGGTGATGGTGACACGCTGGAGCAGATGAAAGCGTCCAAGCCTGACGAAGGTATGTCTTCAATTGTTGATAATTCAATAGCGTATTATATAGGCCAACGGGCCTGTAAATAACCAAACCCGCTCCGGCGGGTTTTTTAATGCCCGGAGTATGCGATGGCAGAAAAAGCAGGTGAAATTTATTATGACATTGAGGCTGATGTGTCAGGCCTGATCCAGGCACAGCAGCAGGTTAATAAACGTCTTGACCAAATGGACGCCAAGTTTGAACAATCATCACGATCTGCCGGTCGGTTCGAAGGTGCTTTAAATAAAGTTGGCGTTGCCATTGCAGCAGCTTTCACCATTGACGCAGCGAAGAAGCTTATCGCCATCGGCGACGAGATGGTTACACTACAGGCGAGGATAGCCAGGCTGAGCCCCAGCATTGACGTGGCCAAGGAAACACTTGCCTCCCTGTCTGCAATCGCGGCTCAAACAGGTAATAGCCTGTCAGAAACTGAGAGGTTATGGGAATCACTGACGACAGCGTTAAAGGAAACTGGCGCCACTAACTCGCAAATTCTCGGGTTGACATCGACACTGCAAAAAATTGGCACGATCGGTGGGTCCTCTACTGAGGAAATGGCAAACGCATTGCGGCAGTTCGGCCAGTCTATTTCTGGCGGTATCGTCCGTGCTGAAGAGTTCAACTCTATTCTTGAGCAGATGCCTGAACTTGCGCGCCAGATTGCAGCGGGGCTGGGGATATCAATCGGCGATCTTCGCAAGAGAATGCTGGAAGGTAAACTGACGGCTCAGGATGCTCTGAACGCCATTCAACGTCAGTCGCAGTCAGTCAATGAAGAGTTCGATAAAATGCCGGTCAGCATTGATCGCGCAAAGAACAGCCTCGATGTTGCCTTCAAAAATGCCATTAACGACCTGAACCAGGCAATAGGCCTGACTACGACCCTTGCAGGATTGATGCAGAGCGTCGCGGATAACCTCAATTACTACAACAACAATGTCGGCGATTCTTCAAGAATGCCGAAGCTGATCAAGCTCCAGCAGGATTTAAATAGCGAACTCAAAGACAGTCAGCGTTGGTATGAGTCCGATTCAGTTTTCCAGGCGCGCCGAGCGCAAGCGGCAGTCCAACTTAAGCAGGTGGAAGGTGAAATTGCTCACATTAGAGCTAAGGCACAAAAAGACGCAGGGAATAATCAGTTCAGTGCCCCGCCAACTAAAGGTGACGATGCTGCGACCAAAAAGCTTGTTCAGAATTCAGAGCGCCGACTGGCTCTTGCCAAACTTGAGGGCGAAGCCCGAGCCCGTTTACAAGCACAGTATGATGCAGCTGATGCTGGGGTGACTGATCCGAAGCGAATAAAGGCGCTACAGGATGAATACGCCGAAACCTACCGGGTTACAGAGGCGCGGAAGGAAAGCGACAAAGCAGGCAAGCAGTCAGCTTCAACAGCTGAGTCTATAGCCCAAAAACTAGAAAACCTTCGCCAGCAGTCTGAGCTTGCAGCGGACTCAACGCAGGAATTGAGCCGTGAGCAGGCGATATTGCGTGCGCAGCAGTCACTCGGCAGCGCAGCAACTCAGGAGCAGATTCAGGAGGCTGGGCAATACGCAGCTAAAGCGTGGGATGCGGCCGCAGCAGCGAGAGGCGTAACCGAAGCGCTCAAGGCCATGCCGGAGCAGGCGGAGAATAAATCCTACGCCGAATCCATGCAGAACCTGAAAGCCGCGCTGAATGCTGGGAAGATTGACCTTCAGGAGTACAACGCCGCTACCGAGAAAATGGCGCTGGAGCACCAGAACAACCTCGCCAAAATTAACGCGAAGAAAACGCTAAACCCGGTAGCTACGGCTCGCGCCGAAGTAGACCCGGTACAGCAACTGGTAAACGAGAATAACCAGAAGCTGGCCCTCATGCAGCAGTACCAGCAGCAGGAACAGGCAATACTCCAGCAGAGCTATCAGCAGGGAAAAATCAGTTACGACCAGTTCATCGCTGCTAAATCAGCTACGGATGCTCAGTATCTGGCGCTGAGAACGGCGCAGGAGAATCAGTATAACCAGCAGATGACAGAGGCCCAATGGCAGCTACTCAGCCAGCAGAGCCTCGGCTATAACATGCTGACGAGTGCGGTTGACGCCTTTAGCGGGAATGCATCCAATGCAATCACCGGACTGCTAACCGGCACAATGTCAGCGCAGGAGGCGATGCGGTCGCTCGGCAATACCATCCTGAACAGCGTGATCAACAGCATTGTCCAGGTTGGCGTAGAGGCGCTGAAAAACTACATCCTCGGTCAGACGCTTGGGGCGGCTTCTGTCGCTTCTTCTGTTGGAATGGCAGCCACTACAGCTACGGCATGGGCGCCAGCTGCTGCACTGGCATCACTCGCAACGCTGGGAACAAACGCCGCGCCAGCATCCGCAGGTATCACTTCAACTGTAGGACTTGCGAGCGGTCTTGCTCTGGCTGGCGCGCGCTATAATGGCGGGCCGGTATCGGCTGGCAGCATGTATCAGATCGGCGAGAAAGGTAAGCCGGAGATTTACCAGGCCAGCACCGGCAAGCAGTACATGATACCCGGAGATAATGGAAAGGTTATCAGCAATAAGGATATGAATGGCGGACAAGTTCAAGTAAACATCCAGTTTTACGACCAGACCAGTGGCGGGCAGCATTCATTTCAGGCGCAGGCGATGCAGGAAGGTAATGTGGTAACTGTGGATGCGTTCTTAAACGATCTTGACCGTGGCGGCCCGATGACCTCTGGCATCAAAGACCGGTTCGGGCTTTCTATAAAAGCCAACGGCACTTACTAAACCAACCCGCTTCGGCGGGTTTTTTAATGCCCGGAGGAAACGTGGCAACAGTTCAATACCCTCCGTTCCTGCCGCTGCCCCAGCGCGCCGATCAGAACATGACGCAGGATACAGCCTGGCAGACGACGCAAACTGCCGTCGGCCCCGCGATATTTACCCCGATCACCACGGACTTAAAAGCGACCTGGACGCTGCAGTGGATATTCACGCTGGCGCAGGCCGAACGGTTTAAGTCATGGTTGCGGTCGCCGACGTATTGCGACCGCGGGCGTAACTGGTTCCAGATGCCGATCGACCTCGGAGACACGCAAGGCGTGCAGCAGCAGACGTTGCACTTCGTCAGTATGCCGGTGCAAACCAGCAAAAACGGAAGCGTCGTTACCTGGACTGCGACGGTTATCAGCAACGGCATCGAGGATGTGACAGAGGATTACGACGACTGGATTGTTGAGGCGCAGCCGGGTTATGGCTACTGGCTGGATTATCTGGTGACCGAAGTAATGCCGAGGGCCGACTGATGCCGACATTGAGAGAGTGGAA